GCGCAGGACATTGCGGCGCTGGTGAGGGTGCAGGAGGCTGGAAGGTGAGCGCACTAAAAACGGATGTTCCCGAAACACGCTTCGGGAACATGGTCGAAAACATCCCGCCGCGCCGCCGGTCCAGCGACCCGCGCGTGACCTACGCCAAGCGGTCGCTACCGTTCGCCGAGTCCGGCGCCGGCAAGTACACGCATCGCGTGCGCAGCGTGCAAATCATCGCGCTTGATCCGAAGCAATGGCCGGCACATATCGCCGTTAGTTGCTGGTGTGGTCAGTCTGTCCTGATCAGCGAGAAGCGTCAGCACAAGGCAAGCCGAATCGTCGCCGAGCCATCGCGCGTCCTGTGCGCCACATGCGAGGGCCGCGCGATCGGCGCCGGCCAACTTGGTGCGCAAGAGATCGGCGGGCGGGCGGTGATGTTCAGCCCGCAGAGGGGCGAGCGATGACCGAACGCTACATCCTCGAAGGCCGCGACCGCGAGCGCATCAAGGCGCAACTGTTCGCATTCATCGACAGGCTGCCCGCGACCAAGGCGCACGTTGTCGAGGTCGGCGAGTACCGCAAGCCACGCACGAACAAACAGAACTCTGCGCTCTACGGGCTCGCAGAAAAGAAACTCATGGAGTTCATGGGCGAGCGCGGAGAAGAGGCCCGCAAGCGCATTCACGCTGACCTGTGCTGCGGCTATTTCGGCGAGGTCAAGACACTGACGGGACGCAAGCCGAAGCGCACGACAACGAAGAACGAGGCCGGCGAAGACGACGTTCTGACTACCGAGCAGATGGCCGACTTCTTCGACTGGATTCAACAGACCGCGGCTGAATACGGCTGCGACATCCCCGATCCCGACCCGCTGTATCGACAGCGCGGACGGTGGCAAGACGAATCAGCCGACCAGATGGCGGCATAGGAGATTCATCGTGGAAATTGGAATTGATGCGCTGAAAGGTAAGCGAATTGCGCGTGTAGTTGACTGCGCTCCGGAGTCGGATAACGTCTATTTTTTCTGCGAGGACGGTGCGCGCTTCCGCATGTGGCATTCACAGGATTGCTGTGAGTCGGTGTCGATCAACGATGTTGTCGGCGATCCCGCCGACCTGATTGGCCTTGTCGTTGATGCCCGTGAAGAATCCCACGAAGCAACGCGCGAAGAATCGAGCGAATCCGGTACGTGGACCTTCTACATCATCCAGACGGATCGCGGGTGCGTCACGCTGCGATGGCTCGGCGAGTCCAATGGCTACTACTCGGAGTCGGTTAACTTCGCGAGGATTGACGCATGACCGCAGCCCAAGAAATGTTCCAAGCCGCAGACAAGATTCAGCACAAGCCGATCCGCGAAGACCAGTGGGCGGAAGGCGTCGAGTGCTACCAGCGCGCCAAGTTGATGACCGATGCCGTCAGCGATCTGATCAAGGCATTCGCCACGCAATCCGGCAAAAAGGCCGCGTCGATTCGCAAAGTCCTGGTTGCCCGCGCCGGATGCAAGGAATCGGAAATGCGCGACGAATTGCAGGGCACGCTTGAATTGTTGGGAGGTGGCGAATGAGCATCAAGGATGGCGGTCCGTTTCATCCGTGCGAGGTGCGCCTGACTGACGCTGGCGAATTGCTGGGCGCGCAGACGGGCAATGCACAAGGCATCCACACGGGCGCCAGTTTGCGTGATTACTTTGCGGGGCTGGCGATGCAGGCGCTACTTTCCCCAAACCATCCGTGGGGAGGCTATCCCGAGAAGGGTATCCCGCGCGTGGCTTACGAAATGGCTGATTCCATGCTCCGAGCCCGCGAGGCCGGCCAATGAGCGCGGGTCGGTACGAAATCTTCGACGATGGCCCGTGCATCCGCATCGTGTCGCCCGATTCGACGATCAGCACGATTGTTGGGCGCCCGGTTGGCTATCACATTGACGATGCCGTTATCGGCGCCATCCGCCAGCAAGCCCGCGATATCGACCAACTCTGCGCCGAGTGCGATCTGCTGACGCACAAAGTCATTTGCTGCGGTGTTGCCGCGTGGCACTCTGACCCGCTACTCACGACCACTGGAGCATACGCAGGCAAGTGGAATAGCCCGCAAGCCGATTGTGTGCGGAAGTTGCGGGCAGAGCGCGACCAACTCCGCGCCGATCTGGCTGCGGCGGTTGCGGATCGTGATCGAATGGCGAAGCACATAAAAGAACTAGACGCTGAGTGCTCAGTAATCGCGAAAGACTGCACTTATGCCGAACAGCAGAACGACACCCTCCGCGCCCGCATCGCCGCAATCGACGCCGCGCCAACGGTGGCGACAATCTGGGCAAATAACTTCGCGTACAACGCAGTATGGAATCCAAATGTTGACGCACCACACGGCACAGACTTGATCGCCAGACCGGCGAAGGACCAGCCATGACCAACAACATCGCCAAGATTCGCGCGGCTATCGACGTTTACGGGATCGATCCAGACAAGCGCCGCGAAGCCCTCGCCGCACTCGCCGAACTGGAGAAGTCGGCAGCGGATCCGGTTGCGTGGATGTACGACAAAGGCGACGAGGAAGGATTGGTCACGCCATTTAATCCGCTGACTACTCCGGGCCACGGCGGGCGAAAGAACATCCGTCCACTCTACGCAGCGCCACCCGCACCAGTCGCCGAGATTCGCGAGGGGGTGGATGTTACGCGCCCAATGTGTCACGGCGCATGGGCTCTATTCTGGTCTGAGCCGAACACAGGTGATTCGTGCGATCAGGCGAGGCGCTGGCTTGAAGCATGGCGCGCTGAACTCGGCCCGGCGCTGGGGCTTGTCGAGATTCGCGAGCCGACGGTGGGGGAGTGCGAGCGGATTGACTCAATGTACGCGAGCCTTGATCGCACATCTCATGGCCGCGCCATGTTCGACGCCGTGCGCGCCGTCATGTGGCCGAAATCGGAGGCGAAATGACCGACCATCGCGAGTTGTTGGAATTTGCGGCGCTGGCCGCTGGCCTTGAGCCGCGCGGGAGTTTTGAGCACTCGGATTGCCACGGGCTCTACATCGTGCATCCGACGCTCGGAGACGATGCTGGCGCGTACGTCAAGTGGCGCCCACTACATGACGACGGCGATGCGCTGCGGCTTGCGGTCACGCTGCGTCTCGACATTTCACCGCAGCCAGACGGCAAGGTCGAAGTGTCGAACCAGTGGGACAATCCGGAGGAATTGCGGTGGGCGTGGGAGGCATACGGAGACGACGCGCAGGCCGCAACCCGCCGCGCAATAGTCAAAGCCGCCGCCGAAATTGGCAAGGGGATGAAGTAATGGACGAAGGTAAATTGTGGTCGCTGATTCGCAACGTACTATCGCAAGGAACGGTAATTCAACTGGACTACGCCGCTCGCAGATACGAAGAATACTCAGCAAGACTTGACACGGCTGCCTCCGAGCGTGTTCCCGACTTCACCAAGCTAGCCGACGCGCGAATCGCGGAGCTTGAGCGCGAGCGCTCGCAGTGGCGCGACGAGTTGCGGATTTATCGCGAGACGGAGAATAAGCGAATCGCGGAGCTTGAGCAGTCCGTGACCGTGCTGGATACCGAAGTCGCACGGCTGGAAACGGACCTGGAGTTGGCGCGGATTGAATGCGCCGGACTTGAGCGGCGCGTTAAGTCGCTTGACGAGAGCCTGCACGCACTTGTCGAGGTCAGCGAGGACTCGACAATCGCACGCGCACGCGCTTTGCTCAATGGCGATGACATCGGCGAAGACGAAGACGCAGCCCGAGCGGGCAATGGGGGTGAGGGGTGAAGGAACGTCCTATTCTATTCTCAGCGCAGATGGTCCGCGCTCTGCTTGCCGGCACGAAGACGCAGACGCGGCGCATCGTGAAGCCGCAGCCAGTCAAGTCGTCCGGCACCCATCGCGGCTACCCGTTGGCACTCATGGCCAACGATTGGGCATGGCCGCATCCGCGCACCAGCAGCGCAACGACGATCAGCAACCGTCCGAACGGTCCACTAGGCTGGGAGATCCATTGCCCCTACGGCCAGCCAGGCGACCGGCTGTGGGTGAAAGAGTCCTGGCGCACTGGTGCAAGGCTCGACGCCAAGAGCCCGAAAGCGATCGAACGGGCATGCCACGATGCCGGTTACACGCATGGCGCTTGCTGCCCAGTTCGATATGAGGCTGACGGTAGCCATACAACGTGGGGAGACAGAGACGCGGCCGACTTCGGGATGTGGGGGAAGCACCGCGTCAGCATCCACATGCCCCGCTGGGCCAGCCGCCTGACGCTCGAAATCACCGGCGTTCGCGTCGAGCGCCTGCAGGACACCAGCGAGGCGGATGCGATTGCGGAGGGCATCCAGCGCGCCGACGATTTCCACGAAAACGAAATGTGGAAGGGATACCAGGAACCGGGAACCCGGTGGTTCATTCCGCAACAGGCATACCGCGACCTGTGGAAGTCGATCAACGGCGCCAGCTCGTGGGACGCCAATCCTTGGGTGTGGGTGGTGGAGTTCAAGCGCATCCCATGAACCCCGCCGTCCTCGACTTCGCCACGCTTCGCGCGATCACCGGCTACCAAACCCAGCCGGCGGTCGAGCGTTGCCTCAAGTCGCAGGGCATCCGCTACTTCTTTTTACGAAGCACATCTGCTGTGCAGCGTAATCAGTGGTTTACGGCGCTGAATTTTCCCCGCGCCGCGACTGGAGAACCAGCAACGGCGCGGGTCTTGTTGGGGATTTTCCACACGGTTTTGCGGCCCGAATCAATCACGCCACCGCCGGCACCTCATAAAACAGCACAGCATCCGCCTGCGCCTGCGTCAGTAGCCCCGCGCTGACGAGATAGCCGATACCCTGCGTGGTCGTCGGATGCCCAAGCCGAACCGTCTGCACGGCGTCCAGTTGCGCGAGGATCGCGATGACGTTCGGATCGGCAGACGCCTTGACCGCATCCATCACGGCGCCGGGGAATCGCCGGACGAACGCCGACACCGGGATGCGGTCAACGTTCGTCGACTCGGCCCACGATTCCGCCACGCGCTCGATTGCTGCCTGCACGTATGCGGTCACGTCAGCATACGGCGCGGGCGTCGGCTCTTGGCCCTCTTCGGGCGGCGGCGGAATCGTCGCGAGGTAGGCTGCGGTCGCGGCTGCGATTTGACGCGGATGCGTCAGGGAAACGGTGATCATAGTTGTTCCTTATGCGGCCTGGATCAGTTCAAGGCGCCCAACCCAATATGTGAGGGTGGCGTTCGCTGGGGTAATCTCAAACACCAACTGACCACTGGCAGTACCGACAACTGTGATAGTTGGGGCACCAATGGCTGCATCAGGTGTCATTGTGGTGACGTTGACATACGGCACCGTAGCGGCACCTGATGCGCCTCGGCGGGCGATGCCCTCGACCTTCCACCCGCCGACTGCTGCACCGGCAGCGTGGACTGCAGTCAGCCTCCCTTCAAATTGAGCCCCTGAGTTTACCGGAATAACCATGCAGTTGGTTGTGGACACCGCAGCGGCATCAGTTGACAGGTTGACAGTGGAGGTAGAACTGGTGGTCTGGCGAACGGGTTGCAGGATGACTTGGGCGTCGCCCTGTGCTGCACGCATGCCGGACGAATATACGCCTGCTCCAGTTAGGCTGCGCGTTGTAGCCTGCTGACCGCCGGGAGCCCACGATGCAACGCCAGTGGCGGAGTTCCCGTACCCACCAGCAATTGTTGAGTAAAAAGAATCAGTATAGTTATACAACCCACCGCCAATAGTCGACCGCGTGGCGCTGGCGGCGGTGGTGTTTCCGCGCCCGCCCCCAATCGTACTCTCCGAACCGCCAGTCTTATTTTGATAGCCGCCACTGATTGTGGAGTGCGATCCGACCGCAACTTGATCCGCAGTTACTCTGGAGCGCTGCCAATCAATCGAATAATCCCCCCTCGCATTCCCGCCCGCAGTCGTACTATCCGGCACCTGCGCACTGATCGCACCCGTGCCGCTCGGGGTCAGTGCGATGCCGTAGTTATCCGCACCCGTGCCCGCAGTCTCGGCAGCAATCTGCACCCAATCGCCAGCGGCACCAGCGTTGAGTGCGAGGCGACCATAGTTCGATGCGTCGGTGTAGGTGTCGTATACGCGGAAGGTTTGGGCGGTTGTCGAATTGCGCAGCGCGGCAATATCGGCACTTTCGCGCCACAGGTTTGCCCCGCCGAATGCCGCCGCGTTGTTGAACTGGAATTGACCGGATGAGCCGGCAGGTGATCCGCCTGCCGGCGTCTGCCAAGTCGCTGCCGCGCTGCCCGTCGCCGTCAGCACTTGCCCGCTACTCGGCGCAGTCGCTGACGACACCGCGACGACAGTCGTGGCGCTGCGCAGGCCCGAGGCGGTGCGGTCGTCTGTGCCTTGCGCTGCCGTTGCGTACAGCGTGTCAAAGTACGTTTTGGCCGTCGCCTTGATATTCGCCCACGAAAGTTTCTTGAGCGCGCTTGACGCGGCAGAATCGATCAGCGGCACCGTGTCGGCATCGGCTGGCGTGGTCTTTGCCGTGGCGCCGTCGATTGCCGCGCCAACGTTGCCGGCGTCGGTAACGTCCGCGGCTGCCTCGATACCAGAGAGCTTGGTCTCTTGCGCCGTCGTGAATGATGCGGTCGTGTTGGTCAGGACCGTGGCGACTGGCTGATAGTTGACCGCAAGCCCGTCAGCATAGGCGCGGTCGCCGTGGGGGTCGGTGGCGATGGCATGCGCCACCACCGCGGCCGCGGCCGTGCCCGTTGCATCTGCGCCGACCTGTGCCGCCGTGACGCTGTGCGGGTTGCTGGTGCTGCCGAGGTGCGAGGCGACCGCGGCGCCCGTTACGGTGCCCTCATCCAGCAGCTTGCCGGTTGTGCCGTCGAATAGCGCGAGGCGCCCGTCTGTTGACGATGCCGGTCCCACTACGTCGCCGGAGCCGCCGCCAGCCCCTGCGCCGATGTTCTCGCGCGCCTGGAGTTGCTGGCCTGCGCTGAGTCCTTGCACGCCGTCGAACCGCACATAGCGCCCGTCGCCGCTGGGCATTTGCTCGGATGGGGTCACGTCGCTTTCGCGCGTGCGGTTGCCGTAGACAACGACCTTGCCGCGGTACGGAATGACCACATCGTCAGCGTCTGAAAGATCGTAATCCTCAATGTCATAGACCCACTCGATGCGGTTTGCGCCGACAATCCACGCGGCCGATACGCTGCCGCCGATGGTCAGGTCCAGCGCGTCCGTGTCGAACAGCACGCGCGAATTGGCCGCGCCGTTGTGCGTCAGAATCTGCACAACCGTTGCCGTAGCGTCAGCGGTGCGAATATGCGCGCGCTGTCCGCGGCCTGCGGTGCCAGCAAATGGCAGCGACAGCGTGAAGGCCTGCCCCTGGTGGATGATGATGTTGCGCTCAGTGGTCATCTGCGGGCCTTGAGTCGGGTGGCGATTGCCGTGACGGCGGCGCGCACCTGCGCGCACAGGGTGCATGGCTTGCGGTCGGGCTTGCCGGGTGCCGGTGGCTTGCCGCCGGTGTGGATGGCATGGGGAGGGACTACGCTACGCATTCGATGACCACCGGCCCGTGCACCACGTCGTTGACGGTGCAATAGATGTTGATGTTGGTCACGCTGAAGCTTTCGGTGCTGACCACCTGTGCGGCCATCGGCGCGTCCACGAACGCGGATTCTTCGAGCATGAAATAGGCCGCAGTCGGGCTGCCCTCCATGTCGTCCCAAGTCATTGACCAGACCACGGTGTCTGTCGGGCCGATGCCCAGCATGTAGACCAGCCAGCCGCAGGGCTGGCCGAAAAGGTACGGGGCAACGCCGGTTGCCGTGAATGGTCCGGAGACTTCGCAACTGCCGGGCACCGGCGCGGCGGCCTGCGCGGGGCATGCTGCGACAGGCGGCCTGGTCGGCGTCAGCGAGATGCCGATCTGCACCGGCGGCGAGCTGGACGTGGCGGGGACGGCTCGGATGCGCTGCCTCATGACACCACCACCGTGAGCGTGAACGGGTCGAACCCGGACGCGGTGACGTAGATTGTGTGGGGGCCTGGTGGCATCAGGGACAAGGGGAAGGCGACCTTGCCAGCGCCGTCCGTGAAGCGTGTCGTGGCGCCGTCGAGCAGGCAGGCAGCGCCGGCCAGCGGTGCGCCGGTGTTGTCGGTGATGACGATCACGCGGTCGTTGCCCTGCGTCGTCACCGTTGCGCCGGTGTACTGCTCAGGCGTGTAGGCGATAGAGCTGGAAACGATGTCGATTGCCGGCGCCGCGCCGGACGCAAGCTCGAGCGTTGGTGTCGATCCGCGATCGGCGATGGCGGACGCGGTGACCAGCGCCGGGCCGCTCAGGTCCAGCGCCGGGACGGATGCGGTAACGACCTCGCCGGGCACAATGCGCCGCTGCTGCCGTGCGGCGCGGACGGTGTAGCGTGGCCGCGCACGGTCGCCCAGGATGCGCCCGCCGACGTCGTCGGCCACTCGCGCGTCCGTGACCCACGGCAGCGTCACTTCGGCCACGACTTGACCGCGCAGGGCTTCGACTGCCGCGGCGCGCAGCTCCATGCTGGCGCGCGGCTTGCCGTCTTCCAGCGCGTAGCGGATGCGCAGGCGGGTAGCGATGCCGTCGCGGGATGCGCTACCGACTGGGGTGTCAGCGGCGCGGATCGTCACTGTCGGCGACGAGCGCGGGCGCAGGCGCATCAAGCCCGGAAGGCTGCGGCTGAAGACGGCATAGATCGAGTCCGCGATGCCGACGAGCGCGGACTGCAGGCTGCCGCCGGTGATGCTGCCGGAGATCTCCAGCAATCGGGCGTGACACTCGACGCGGAATCCGGCCAGGTCACCTCGGTCAATCGTGATACCGCCACGCCGGCAAATGTCGCCCACGATATCAGCGGGGTTGGTCATCAGGCTGCCGGATAGTGCGTCCATCGCGCCGTCGCCGGTGGCCACGACGTCAGCGCCTTCTTCCAGCGCGTCCACGGTTTCGATCACGGTGATGGCGTTGCCGTCCGCGTCGGTCTCATTGCGCCACTGCCAGCCATCGTAGGGCAGCGCGTCTACAGCGACGGATGCGATGCGGCTGCTGGCGTGGTCTGCCCATAACCAGCGCTTGCCGGTCGCGCCAAGGCGCACGCACTTGCCGGCGACGTTGCGGCCGTAGCGCCAGGGCAACGGCACTACGTCGCGGAAGATGCCCAGGTCTGCGTTGGTGCGCAGCGGCAGATCGTCGGTCCAGCCGGCAGACTCGCAATCCAGATCGAAGCCGTCTGCGCCAGCGTCCACAGATGACACCATGCCGGTGCGCGACAGGGTGCCGCCGTCCATGACGTCGACGCGCACGCCATACGGCGCCTGCGTGGCCAGCAGCCGGCGCAGCGTGGCCGATGGTCGGTCCAGGCTCACGCGGAAGTTGTCGTTTTGCTGCCCGATCTGCGCCGCCGTGGCGGACACCTCGAACGGGACGCGCATCATCGGCAGCAGCGGGTTGAGCCGTCCGCGCAGGGCGTCGAGCTGGTAGACCTGAGCCGGTGGGGTTGTGTGCAGGTAGAGCCAGATGCCGGCAGCAGCGGCGCCCACGTAGCCCGGCGCATCGCCGGATATCAGCGGGAGACTGCCGCTGATGATTCCGACAGGGCCGTCGTTGAACACGCCGGTGATGAGCGGAAGGTCGCCGGCCATCGCGGCAACGGTCGCCATGCCGCCGACAAACGAACCGGCAATCAGTGGCAGGTTGCCGTCTAGCGTTGATGCGACGGAGGTATACCCGGCGAAGGCGCCGGAGATCAGCGGAAGGTCACCGGCAGCCGTGCCCGCGACAGAGTAGCCGCCGATGAACTCGCCAGCGATCAGCGGCAGATCGCCCGCAAATTCGCCGGACTGAGCCGCAAGTCCCGCGAAGTCGCCACCGATGCCCGGAATGTCTCCAGCGATCAGGGCGAAGAAGCCAAGACCGCCAGGAAAGTCGCCAGCAATCGACGGCAGCCCGCCATCTACTGCGCCAATAACGCCCGACTCGCCGGATAGGCTGCCAGCGATGCCGACAAGATCGCCGGCCATTTCGCCGGTCGGAACGAGTAGGCCAACCATGGCGCCGGCAATCCCCGGCAAGTCGCCCGCGACCGTCCCGGTTACTGACGCGCCGCCGCCCGCATCCCACGCATCCGCCCCAGCCGGCAGGTCGATTAAATCCGCAGCAGTGAACGCGCCAGTGGCAGAGTCTCCCGTGTAGAAAAACGCCAGCGCCGGGTATACGTTGCCGGTCAATCCGCTGTAGGCGTATCCAGTCCCAGCGCCTGGATCGCCGCTGTTTTGATAGACGCCATTGACCAGAAAGTAAAGCTTGCCGGCCTTGAGATGCACGCCGATGCGGTCTGTTCCGTAACCCGAACCGTAACTTGCGGATGCGCCGTTGTTGTATATCAGCCCGCCGTAGTAGTAGCCCCACCCATCCGCGACAGACCAGAACCCGGTGCCATCTAGAGGCGCTGACGCCGAACATACGCCAACCAGCGCCTCGCCTACAGATGACGTGATGTCGACTTCAAAATAATGGTCAGCGGTCGCGGCATCGACCGCACTCGTTGCGCGGACAGAGCAAAACGCCCCGCCCGACGCGACGGTTGCGATCAGGTCGCCACCGCTAAACGACCACGCAGCCGGCTGCGCGTCGGATGGATTCCAAGTCGTCACTTGGCGCCCTTAGCTCGTCGGGACGGTCAACGCTCCAGACGTAATCGATACTGGCGAGCCGCTGACGATTGACGTGGTGTTCAGTGTGATTACACCGCCGCCGCCCGTCGCAGTCACGGAGCAATCGAACACGGTCGCGCCGGTCGAATCCTTGACGCGCGCCCAGGTTGCGGTGCCCGTCGCATTCGCGGACGAATCGCCCGTGATGCTGGAAAACGTGAGCACGGACGCACTGGCAGACGGCGCGGCCGGATCGGTGCAGGTCAGCACGGCTAGCAGCACTTGCGCGCCGATTGCGGTATCCGCGTTGGTCGGGATCGTGCCCGAGTAGATTTCGATGGTTGCCGGGCCAGAGCCGGCATTCAGCGCGGTATTCACGGTATCTGCAAGGGCGTTGCGCAGCGCCAGTGCCGGTCGGATATTTGCCACGGTCGTTTTACCTCGGTGTCAGCGTGAGAGAGAGCCCAACGCGGCGCGATGCCGCTGGAGCCTGGAACCCTGAGAAGTCGTCGATATCAATCTCATCGGCGATGGTGCAAAGCGTCGCCTCGCCCTCGGGCGACACGGCGCCGATTCGCGCATCGTCGTAGGTCGTGGCGTACTCAAAGGCCGCCAGCAAGTCATCCACGGACGCTTGCGTGCAGCTTTCGTGGCTGATCACGCCGCCGAGTGCGCGGGTGCGCTGGCCGGTCGCGAGGCGCGTGCGACGGCGCCATGTGCCGTGCTCAACCGTGGCCGCGGTGCCGCTGACAATCGGGCGCTTGGGGATGCCGAGATAGGACCAGCCGATGCTGCCGCTGTCGTTGACGGCCAGGCGCCACTTGGCGCAGGTGGTCGAGTCGAACAGCAGCGCCATTGAGCCGGTAGCCCAGGGGACCGTCTGCGAAAACGCGGTGGTCGCCCAGTTGTCGTCGCTGCCGGTGAGCGTCACCGTCGCTGTGCTCGGGATGGTGTGCATCGCCAGCAGCAGGGTATCGGCCGCGCCGCTGCCGCTCGGCGTGATGTTGATCAACGTCGCGCCGGTCCACGACATGGACTCGTCATCGGGCGAGCGAGCGCGGCCGACGCCGGAGCTGGCCAGCATCGTGAACTGGTAGGTGTCGCCGACGACCCACGAAGGCGTGGCGCCGACGATGAATGCGGCGCTGATACCGGACGCCAGCGATACGGTGGCCGCGATGTCCACGGTGGTCCAGCTGCCGCCGTCGATGCGGTAGCGCGCCTCGCCGCCCTCGGCGCTGAATGTCCATCGGTCGCCGGGTGCAAAATCGAGCGCGCCTGGTGTGATGGTCAGACTCAGGCCGCCGTTGCTGTAGCTGCTCAGCGAGGTGGTGACCAGCGAGTAGTTTGCCAGCGGCCCGACAACCGATCCGCGCACGCCGAACACAATCGTGTCGTTGCCGGTCTGGCCGCCACCCAGGGCGACCGGATCTGCGCGGACGATTTCGTATTCGATGTAGTCGCCTTGCTGGTAGGTGCTGCGCCCGTTGGCGTACGGCGTGGTTTTGACGATCAGCTTGTCGCCGACCACGAGATTTTCCACGCAGCCGATGGCCGGGCCGAAATAGAATTCACGCGTCGACGTCGGTACTTCTTCGCCGGTTTCCGCGTCGACCTGCATCCGGGCTGAGTGATACCCATAACCCGGCTGGATTGGCAGGTATCCGTCCTGGGATACAAACCAAAAGTCCCCACCATGATCCTGCCACACGGCATTCCCTTGCCGCGTGGCTGACTCAAAAGGGCGCAGCAGATTCCCGGCGATATAGACCTTGCCGATGCTCGCTTGGATCAAACGAGTCAGCGGACCCAGGTCGCTGGTCAGATTCCGGGCGCCCGCGATGGCGCGCATCATGATCGACTCGACTTCTGCCGCCGGATTGCCGCCGTCGTTGGGCAGTTGCAGCGTGCTGAATACCTGCGTCTTCCACGTCGGAGCGCCGGTATTCGTGGCGATCATCAGCGGGGACAACTTGTCGACGATCGCGTCCCACTGGGTCTGAAACTCCAGCTCCACCGCAGAATCCAGCGCACCCGATCCGCCCATTTCGGTGTAGATCGCGGACAGGTGCTGCTGGAAGGTATTCGCCACCAGCTCAACCGCTGCGATATCGGCCTGCTCAAACTTGGCAATCGCAGAAACGCGCTGGAAAAGAGCGGTGACGAATCCGCCGTAAAGGTCGGTCGGCTGCGTGGCTGAGCCCTGCATCAATTCGCGCAGGCCGGACAACAACGACGTGATGTAGGTGTCGTCATCCGTAACGGTGAAATAGCAGTTCAGATGGTGGGACGCGAGCCGCCAATCCTCGATCTGGTCGTAAAGCGTTTTGATTGCAGCGGGTAGTGTTGCTACAGCCGCACCTCCAGTGCTGATAC